AGATGGCAAGGGGTATTATTACTGTTACCAAAGAAGCAACACCAGCAACCTATGCCACTTTTAAGGTAACGGGATCAGTCACGTCTGCTAGTGGATACAGTAAGGTAGCTGTAACACATCTGACAAGCTCTGGATCATTTTCTAATCTTGATGGAGTAAGTGTGCATTTTGCATATTCAGGTGCAGATGGTACAGGAGATATGACTAGCTTTACATTAGCGGGTGATTCTGGAAGTAACCAGACTATAACTAATGGTAACACTTTAACTATAGCTGGTGGTGAGGGCATAGATACATCAGGCGGTGCGACTGACACAGTAACGATTGCGGGAGAAGATGCTACATCTTCTAATAAAGGCATCGCATCATTTAGTAGTGATAATTTTTCGGTAAGTAGTGGTGCTGTAACTATTAAAGACGATGGTGTAGCTACAGCAGAGATTCAAGATAATGCAGTAACAGCAGCTAAATTTAATGCAGATGTCATTAGTGGGCAGACCGAATTAGCAGCAGAACCAGCGGACACAGATGAGTTTTTAGTAAGTGATGCGGGTGTATTGAAACGCATGGATTACTCTCATATAAAAGCTGGTGCTGTTACAGTTTCTCAAAAAGCCACAACAACTAGCACAGGCACTTTCACTATATCTAGTCTGACAGCTAATATACCTGTATTTCTTATTGGTGGTAATGCAAGTGATAAAACAGAAATAAGTTATAAGGTAACTTCAGGTACAACCTCACCACTTGGGTTGACACATAATACAAGCACATTCTTTGGTATTTTTTCTGATGATACACAGAGCAATAGAAGAGCAATAAGCGGAGTTTTAATACCGACAGGCACGAGTATAGTGCTTAGTGTAACTCAATGCGTAGGAACATTAACAGCATTTCAATAGGATAATTATGAAAGCATATGTAAAACTCACACCAGAAGGACTAATAGCACTTAACTCGGATAATGCGACAGATCAGACAAATCATGCTAATGATTCTAATACAAGAGAATTTACTTCAGAAGAATATGCTTTGTTCGGTGATCAAATTAAATATGTTGGGAACGAAAATACAAAAGTAACAGGTACATCTTTAGATGATGCTACTGTTTCTTATACAGTATATACAGCCACTCAACTTTTTAACGCAGCAATAGAAATTTTAAGAGACAAGAGAAATACTTTACTTGATAAATCAGAATGGACAGTTAATAACGACAACCAACTTTCTGATGACAAAAAGGCAGAGTGGAAAACTTACAGGCAAAAACTGAGAGACATTACTAAAGATTTAACAACCGAAGCTGAAGTGAATGCAGTTTTATTTCCAACACAACCAAGTTAAAAGAAAGGAGTAACTATGCCAGGACATTATGGAAAAAAAAAGAAAATGATGGAAAAGAAAAAGAAAAAAAAATAATGAGACACAAAAGAACATTGATGCGAAAGTTTGATCCTGTGCCTAAGACTAAGGGTGGTGTTCCAAAGAAGTATGTATCGGGAGCTAAGAACCCAAAGGCAAGGGAAGCAGAAATAAAAAGAACTGCCAGACTTTATAGGCAAGGCAAACTGACACCAGCAATGATGGATAGAATATCAAAACAAAGGAGTAAAGGATAATGCCATTTAGTAAATACAGTCCAAAACAAAAGAAATTAGCGAGGGTAGCTGCTCCTCGTACTAAAATAACTGCAGCTGATTTTAAAAAACTAAGGAAGAAAAAGACGTGAGTAAATACTCAAGCATACCAGGAGCTTCAAGGTTTGGTAAATCAACACTCGACAAGGTATATAGACGAGGACTTGGAGCTTATTATAGTAGCGGGAGCAGACCCAAAACTTCAGCTCATGCTTGGGCAATGGGAAGAGTAAAATCTTTTGTATCTGGTAAAGGCGGAGCAAGAAAAGCGGACAAAGATTTGTTAGGAAAAAAATAGTATAAACGATAGAAGATAGGATTATGGTAACTAAAGCAGATAAGAATGAAGCGAGAATATCTAAGCATGAAGAGGTATGTCTTGAGAGATATAACAATATTCATGAAAATATTTCAGATCTAAAATCAAGAATAAAAAGATTAGAGACAGTTATCATGGGCAATACGATTGCTGTCATTGTAGCTTTAATATCTATCTTCATGAGGGGATAGAATGCTTGATCCATTTACAGCATTTGCAGCAGTCAAGAGTGGAATCTCCTTGATTGAGCAAGGTATAAAATCTGGAAAACAATTACATGATATGGCGAGTGCAGTAAGTAAATGGGCGAATGCTGAATCATCATTAGATATCCACGCAAGTAATAAAGGCAAGGGAGGTGTGTTATCCAAACTTGGTTTGTCCTCCATAGAAGAGGATGCTCTTGCTGCTCATTTAAGAAAAAGAGAACTCAATCAAAAAAGAAAAGAACTTAGAGAATTATTTTTGTTGTACTGCGACAATGGTTTGGCGGAATGGGAATCGTTACAAGCTGAGATTGCGAGATTACGTGCGAAAAAAAAAGAACAGTTACGCATGCAGATCAAAGAAAGAAAACAAATTCGACAAGCTATTGGGGTTACGATGTTAGTAATTTTAATTTTTGTTGTGAGTTTGATGTACGGAAAAATATTTAAATGGTTTTAACTAAGGAGGTAAAATGTTTCAAGCACTAATCGGTCCTGTTGCTGGATTGCTAGATAAATTCATTGAGGACAAAGATCAGAAAAATAAGTTGGCACATGATATAGCAACAATGTCAGAACGCCATGCACAGGAATTAGCAAAACAACAAATACAAGTTAACAAAGAGGAAGCAAAAGGTAATTGGTTTCAATCATCTTGGCGACCTCTTATTGGATGGATATGCGGTCTATCTTTAATGATGAATTATATGATCTCTCCAATATGTGCGGGGTTCGGTATAATCATTCCCCAAGCTGATATGTCTGTAATGATGCCATTGTTATTTGGACTTCTTGGAATTTCTGGATTGCGGAGTTTTGATAAATATAAGAAAACCGATACCAAATAGGAGGATGTATGTTTAGTTTTATTAAAAATCTTTTTGTTAAACCTAAGAAAAAATTAAGGATCACTCATCTACAACTAATGACAAAATCACAATTAGAAAAATTAGGTAGGAAGCATGGCATTGAATTAGATCGGAGATATCGTAAAACAGATTTAGTGCAAACTCTTTTTAATCATTTGAAGGATAAGTAATGTATGAAAAACTAAAAGACAGAATTAAAACCCATGAGGGATTTAGAAATTTTGTATACAAAGATTCGTTAGGTAAAAGAACTGTAGGATATGGTCATCTTTGTAAGTCTGATGAGAATTGGAATGATGACGAACAATACAGCATTGAGCTGCTTGAAAATTGTTTTGAATCAGATTTCGTTGAAGCTCTCAAAGGAGCTGAAGATCTTATCGGATCAATACCCTTGTTACCAAAAGCAAAAGAAGTCATTGTTGAAATGGTCTTTCAGTTGGGTAAAGGTGGTGTTAGTAAATTCAAAAAGATGTGGGAAGCCTTAGCGAAAGAAGATTATACTGAAGCTGCAAATCAAATGCTTGATTCCAGGTGGCATAAACAAACTAAGTCTAGAGCAGAATCACTTGCTACGATCATGCGATCCCTCGCCTAATTTTTTTTTACGAGAACATCCAAAATTGCAAACCATTCCATCTTCGGTTGTGTAGATACTTTTGACATATTCAATACCACATACTTTGCACATGAATGTTCCCGTCCAGATATCTCTATCAGTCATTATCAAGGAGTCTTATCGATCTCCCCTTACCTTTCACTCGTTCAATTTTTTTTTGTTGTTCAAGTTTCTTAAGCTGATACTGTATTGATGACAATGTTCTGTTGAACTGTTCTTTAATCTCCACTTGCGAAGGTGCAAACTTTTCTCGCTCAATATATTCTTTAATATACAAGAAGATTTTATCGCTAATAGATTGTGTATTATTCATGTTCAAACCTTTTTACTTTGTGGGTTATTTCTTCGAGTATTTTTGGTTCAGCAGTAGACAAGTCATTTATAATCTTGTCATTCACACTAAATGCTTTTTTAATTTTTTTAAGTTTGTCGTTTTTATCTGTATCGGGATCTGTCATTATCTGCATAATGAGATCATTTAAAGTTTCACCAAGATTAGATAGTGAATAGTGGTTCTTTTTTTGATTACCAGGAAGCACTAGTGTATAGATCGGTTTATTAGCCTTGTCTATTGCATTCATTACATCCTTGGTATCAAAGTTCATGGGATGGTTGTTTCGTTTACTGACGGTCTTGTGAGGAGTTCCTTTTTGATAAAAGTTTTTATTACCATCATCATCCTCACTTGGTATGCCATAAATGGATTGCAGAGCATATCTCTTTGCATAAGTAATGGCTGATCCAAGTTTCTGACTATCATCAAACATATTTTTTTGAGGAATGATTGGATATTTTGAGACTAACTTTTCTTCACTCCCGTTGAAACTTAATATTGTTTCAATCCACATATCCGTAAATGTACCCTGTTCATTCGCAATTGTTGTGTAATCTATCTTTTGTGTAAAGGACAAACCAAACTGAGCAGCTTCGTTGACCGCCTGAATAACTTCTTGCAAAGAAGCGTACTTGCTTTTGTGAAAAGGATTGTTTTCACTTTTCTTTGCAACTATCCCTTGTTTTTGAAATAGGTTAAGTGCTTCTCGCAGACTTTTAGGCTGAGGTATTTTTGTTTTTTCATTCA